CAAATACAGATCCAATTATTCTAGGAATGACAGTCTTAGGTAAGTTTAGAAAAATACTAATAGGCAAATAGATTATAAAAATATATAGTCTATGGCTGAATTAGACTTTAAAGACCATTATATTGGATATCCAGGTCACCCTAAATTTCAACTTAATAAAATTATTGAGGATGATGCACTAAGGGTTATTGTTCAAAAATATGAAATGATAATCTTTACAAATAAGGGTGAACTTTTGGGCGATCCCGACTTTGGATGTGACTTAATACTATTACTTCATCAAACCAAAATTTCTTCACAAGGAGTTAAGTCTACAATTCAAAAACAAATCAAAAAATACATACCAGAATTAGATCTGACAAATTACGGACTTGAAGTAAAAATATTCGAGGACCCAGAAAGATGGCAAGAAGTTATGCAAATTGATTTCAAAATTTCTGAATTAGAAGTCTCTGCATTTATTGTATAATCCATATTATGGATAGTAATAGTTAGCAATAGTCCATCCACCAGATGTAGAATTTGTACCAAACTGTAGTGTAGATGCAAAATCAGCGTTAAAATTAGGATTACCAACACTAAATCCTGCTAAGGTTGGTGTGGGACCAGTATAGTAGACACTAGAATTAAAAAGAGATGGTGTATACCAAGTGGCTACTAAGAATGTAGGTCTAAAGTTCGCACCTGATGTTCTTGATTGATAGTAAGCGTATCCGAAGTCTCCTAGAACATTATTAAATCCATCAGCTACGGTAGCATAATTAGTACCATATATTACTGAGTCAGAAAGACCAATTATATTAATTCCCTGTTGTGAGAATGTAAATATTTGGAACTGTCCAGGTATAGGATCGGTAGGATTTACCAGTGCTCCAAATGCACCTGGCCTATAATAAAGTATTCGATAACTTACTGTTAGATTCGCAGAAGTTGAGAATGTTACACCGTAATTCGTTCCTGATGCCAATTTCGAAACTACATTATATGCAAAAGATGGATCTTCAACTGGAACATATGACTGGTTATTTGCAGTATTCGGATTATCTACCCAGTATGCTTTACCACCGCTAGTAACATTAGCTCTTACTCTCACAGTGACAGACTGTGCTGGAGCGAGTGAACCATTCCAATACATATCAAGTCCTGTTACATATGCACTTCCCTGAGTACTCACAACATAAGGATTATTCAAGAATGCAAAATCACCACTAAATTCAATTTTGAACTGATTTACAGTAAATGATGAATTGTTAGTGATCGTATAAGGGAACTCGTGTTGTATACTTGGATAAACAACATTTCCAGAAAGATCAGAGTAAGGTCGATTTGTTGGATTACCAGACAAGTCTGACGAAACAACAGCAAATGCTCCAGCAGACATCGATAAATCTGGTACTGTTGAAATATCTGCGTAAACTACTGGTGTAGTAGCATCTCTATATTGCTTTGTTGTCAAGTTTGCAAATGCTTCTATTTCTTGAATATCCAGTATACCCTTTATCTCAAAATTCTTTCTGTCTCTATAAGTAAGTCCATAACCATTATCAGAGGTTACTTCAATTACTAAATAAGGTGTGATATTAGAATCTACTGTAAAGTTAAACGGCATCAAATTTCTTAATCCGTTAACACCACTTAAATCCCTATATTCTGTTATCTTTTCAACTGGAACTAGATCAATTAACTTCCATTCAGTAATATTTAACCAGTTACTACCAACTCCCTCGTCTAAAACTGGAGATATAGTTGAAAATGTAGCACCAGCTTGTCCAGTCCAAATGTAAATTAGTCTATCGTAAGAAACAACATCGGTCAATTTGTATGCAGTATTAACTTGCCAAACTTCAGCGTTTTCGAATTTTCTTGGATTATTAGTTCTATTGTTACTTACGACCGACTCATATAACTTATCATAATAAACAACTCTTTCACCGATTTGATAGGTTCTAAATGCATACCACTCTCTATAGATTTCATACGTCTTAATATCAATTGTAAAATATTGAGGAAGAAGAGTCTTCGATACTTGCTCATTTATGTAAAAGTCTAAAACACAATTATATACAGTTGATCCACTATTTACTGGTAGCAAATAAGCCTCGTTTAGATCAAATAGAATTGGTGTGTAATTCTCATTTATTCTGAAAATTTGAGCGTCTCTAGTCAAATGTACTAAGGTTGTGCCACCGACAAAATCAGCTCTTCCAGTTATATCAAGTATTTTATGTGTAATTGGTATTATATTCTTCTGAAGCCAATATTTCAATCCTTGTAATTTTTTCTGAACTTCTTCCAAGGTATAGTAAAGAACATTATTACCCTCTTTATCAGTAATTCTGAAAGTTAAATTAAATAAATTTGTATCTTCAAATTTAGGATTTGGAAAAGTATGCTTAATAAAATCATTGTCTTTCCACCCCTCAACAGTATTATCAAAGATATCAGGTATTTCAACTTTGAAAAGTTTACCAAAATTTTCAGACTCATCATCTATATTTCTATAATATTCGTAAAGTTCTAAATCATTATATCCAAAGTAATTTATTGCATTTATAATTGATTTATAGGCTCCGATGTAAGGGTAAATTAAGTGTTTTACCAAAAGCATTTCTTTTCTTTTAGCATTCAAATAATTCCAATCAATTCCCTCTTCTTTTATATCATATTCTTTGAAAATATAAACATCGTCAGATGATACTAATTTACCAACATTATTCAATTCAGTGTGATACCTAACATCCTCTATTTCGGTTTGACCCAATATATTGAATCTACCAATTTCTCTGTCCCAAACTTTGAATCTTACTGATAGGTAGGTTGTATTTCCCGTTTTTGGGTAGTTACTAATCACTGTTTTTTCAGTCTGAAATCTATCAACTGATTTAAAGAAGTCGACTATCAATTCTCTTGTATAAACTTCTCTAATCTTTACTAAATAACCACTGTTAATAGAAACATATTGACGTTTACTATTAGTGACATCTTTAATAAATATCGCCAAATGTTGTCCCCTTTTGAATCCTCTTGTGACTCCTGAGGAGTTCGAAGTAAAAAATGAGGTTGAGTTGGTATCAAGTGATATTTTACCATAAACATCTCCACTTATTCGATCAACGATTGTCTCGATAGTGATTATATCATAATTTGAATTTGTAGTAGTTATGGTAAAGTCAATATCTTCTCTTTTATACAGTTGTAAAATACTTCTTAGACCTCCCTCGTTTTTAGAATTATATCCAATAAAAAGTTGAATAGGTTCTGGTACAACACTTATATCTTCATTATCATCAACATATTCCAGATCGTGTTCTATTGAGTCGAAAATTGTCTGCTGAACAGAAGGGTCACTAATTTTCTTAATATCTCTATTAGCTGATTTATTTAAAACAGGATTTGGTAAGAACGTTGTCAGAAAACCATCTCCAATATAAACTAACAATAGGTTCGTCATTAAAGTTTTCTCTTGGTCTTCTTATGTATTCTCTAACGCTCAACCATAAATAATCACGGTCTTTGTAATCAGGACTAAGTGTTCCGTAAAATGTATCGTTAGATGGCGTAGCAACTGTTGTCTCAAGTTCAAAGTATGAACTCAAAACAACTTGAATCTCAATTACAAGATTTGTATCAGGCTGAATTGACCAAATACTTCTTCTATCCGGATTATAAATTAATTTTGTGACAGCACCACCAGGATATGATTGAACATTTTTAGTTTGACCATTTGTAGCATCTATCGTAAGTATTTGTGAAGTTCCACCTATATAAATATCACCATCATATTGATTTAAGGCCTGGTATCCATAATCAGAAGGTGATACACTGAATTCAATTGTAGCGTCACTAAGTAAAAGTGAATTATAACCTAAATTCGACGATGAATTAATCGTACTAGTCAAATTATTAAAAAGTATTAAAAAGTAAACTGTTGAATGTTCCGGTGGAAATTAGCGGTATACTTGTTGCGGTATTATTATCGACTTTATATAAATTAGTGCCTTCATAAAAAGTATAGACTGCTTCGTTTTCTGGATCATAGGCAATTGGATTATCATTACCATATATGAAGTACTGATTAGAAATTGTCCTAGTTGTACCATCTATTCTAAGTAAACCAACAGCATTTGTATTAACATACATATCTTCTTCAAAGTCATTAAAGACCATGCCTAAAGTAGCGAAAGGAGTAGTAATAACTGTTAATGAGTCATTAATATCATAAACATAAAGCTGTGAAGCCGCATTAAATGATACATAAATATCCCCGTTCTTTTTGTTAAGTTGTATAGAATACGCCGTCGAAGCAAAAGAGAAAGAAGCGACCACCTGATGAATAAATGGATCAATTTTATAAAGAGCATTTTCACTCAGAGCATAAATGTAACTTGAAACATTGTTATAACATAGTTCTCTACTTGCTGTTAAACCAGATATATCAATATCAGAAATAACATTTGCAAGAGTAGAATCAAAAACTCTTAAAGAGTCACCAAGTACATAAATACAATTAGCTGGTTCTACATATGATATATCAACCATATTTGCCACACCTTCAAAAGTATTAGAGTTATATGTATTTGAGAAGATATACTCTATACTGAATGATGTGTTGTAAGCCTGTTCATCATACATACCTCTAAGTAAACTTGGTGAGAAAGATGGTGGGCAACCAGTTTGACCCCATCCGATTGTAAATGCTACAGTCGTAAATGGTGCCGATGAACAAAGAGAATCGGTCAATCCCCAGAAAGGACCTTCGTAGCTTAAATTTATAGTATCTGGATTCAAATATAAAGAGTTATATTCTATATTTTGTAGTGGGTAAAACGTCTTATTAATTCCAATAACCTGACCAGTAGCAAAACCAACTTCTTCTAGTGATTCGCCACTAGCTGTTCCAAGTAATATTTCATTTGATGTAATTAATGCACCTAAATTACCAGTTGCCCTCTCAATTATTCTATAATTCTGTATTCCAGGAAGTGAAGACTTTCCAACATTTATATCTAAACTAACTCGTTGACTTTGTTTTTTTACATTAAACTTTAATGAACTGGCAGCGTTAGAAACATAGATTCCAAAATCATTAACGGTTTCAGACCAGTTTTCAACCCAATTTTCAAGAGTCTGAGCAATATCAGGTGTACTACCACTATAAACAACAAGTTCTTCATAAGTCCTTCCGTTTATCTTGATTGATAAATTTTTACCTAAATCAAAAAATGTCACTATGCTATGTTCTATGTAATAATCGGCAGTTGTACCAACTTGAACTGAGAATTCAATCGGAACGTTAGGAAAGTCAGTTTGTAAAGTTATAGTGTTATAATAAACTGACGCATATCCTACAGTAGTCAAACTAGGAAGTATACCTAAAGTGTTTAAACTTAAAAAATGTCTAGTTAACCAATTTCTCAAGGTACTATCGATGGTTCTTTCCATGTCTACTAGGCCTGAAGAATATATCCAATCAATTCTCTCTCCGTAGACCATCTTATTAATTTTTATAATAATTCCAAACTCATCTATGTCTGTGAAAACTATATTATAGTTCCAATTTTCTGAATAATTATAATTAAATTCTTTTGTAAGTCTCTCTTCTACTTGAATACATCTTTCGTAAACAGATTTTAGACCACCCACACTATAAGTAGGACCAATTTCTGTATGGTAGAAATTTACTACTGCATAGTTAGTTGGATAAATTAAATCTGCTCTAAGTGCATAGTCTTTGTAATATAAATCAATATCAAGTATTTTCAGTTCTTGATTAAACTTTTCAACAGTTGATGCAAGTGTTACCTCAACTGACTGAGTAAAAGATTGACTGAAATATAAATGATCAGTTGTCAAATAAATCTCACCTCCGACTAATGATTCATTCACAATCGCACCGGACGAAGAAGAAGGTTCTATAGGTAAATAAGTAGCATTGCCCCAATATAATTCAGAAGTTGTGGTTCCAGTTGGTTGAACTGAGTAAGTAGCACCAGACCAAGTGTATGCTTGAATACACTGATATATTCTATTATCCCAAATTACTTGACTTCCTGTAGCATAATAAGTTAGAGTATTATTTCCTGTGAAAATAGGTATAGAAGTTACTTTATAGAAGTCTAAATTCAAACTTGAATTGGGAACTTTAAATTCCACACCCGGTTTTAATATTCTCGGAACTGGGTTATCAAAGTTTAAAACACTACCCGATGTTGAAAATGAAAGTCCAGCTTTGTAGACTCTCGGAAGGTCAGTTCTTGTAATAACTTCCATCCAGAGAGTAGTATTTTCTGGAATTGAAGAGCAGTTGTATTCAAAGTGTACTATATCCAAGATATTCGGATTTTCTATAGTTACAACTTCAACATCGTCATATTTTTTAGTTCTTCTATAGTTATCATTTTTCTCTGTATTGACTAAGTTTAACCTTCTATACTGATATAATCTATCATAAAATGATGGTTCGTTCCATAATGACAAAGTATCTCTTAGATCAGGAGTTATATAATTATAGATACCTATTATATCAACCCCCTCTACGTAAATATTATCGTAACTTGAAGTCAATCCATAAAGTCCACCATAATTTGTTTCGAATGTGTTATTGTCTAAAAGTGACAGTACACAAATTGCATCTTTTTTTGACCCAACAACTGCATATATCCTATTTGGATTTGTAAATTCAAAAATTGGACTGTTGAATTTAACAAAGGTTCCCTTCTTATACTTTGATTCTATGTTCTTTGAGTAAATCCATTTTGAATAGTAAGCAGACTCTTGATTGACAGGCTCTATTTTAGTAACCGATTGACTCGCAACTCCCGGATAGAAGTGAAATCCATACTCATTAAAAAGCTGAAATTTCTTGAGTGTAAGATAATCTACATTTTCATACTCAAAGGCATCAATTTTTTCAAAGAGATAAAGGGCTTGTGTCTTAAAAGTATCATCAGAGTTTTCAGGAAATAAAATATCACCTTCATATCTTCCAACTGATTGGTTATAATAAAAATTAAGTGGATTTCCTTCTTTATCAAAGAAAACTAAACTCTGCATTTACTGATTCGAATCTATTTTTAATATATATAAAAAGTCCTTTTCTTGACCGAAGTTTAATATATAAAATAAATCATATTGACAATAATATGTCTATTACTGAAAATATATTCAGATACGGATCAGACTCGTATTTTAAATTATTGAAAGAATCCAGAGAGTTATTCGATGGTGGTCTAATTGAGTTATCAGGTCATGACAAAGAGCTCTTCGAAAGTTCAGATATTGGTAGATTTGAAATGTTTGAAGGCGAGTTAGTACCATTAGATTTACCTCTAGAAGTTTTAGAAGAGGTTAATGAGGCTGAATATAAAGGAAGAGAGGTCGAATTGAACCATCCAACAAGGAGCTCAGGTCCAAAGAAGTATAAAGTATATGTTAAAAATCCAAAAACTGGAAATGTTAAAGTAGTTCATTTCGGCGATGTTTCAGGTGGATTAACAGCAAAAGTATCTGATCCAAAGGCCAGAAAATCATTTGCAGCTCGTCATCAATGTCATTTGAAAAAAGATAAAACTAAACCAGGTTACTGGGCATGTAGAGCTAATAGATATGGACATCTTTGGGGAGGTAAGACATATCCTGGTTACTGGTAGAAATTTAGAGATACATATAATATTCATAATATGAAATATATTACTAAATATAAATTATTCGAAAATTCAGATTCCGATGAAGTAAAGGAAGATTTAGAATTTATATTAATTGATCTTAAAGATATTCAAATTAATTACTCTATAATAGAAAGGAGTAAATTTTTAGATGAACCTCACGAGGATTGGTTTAGGAACACAAGGGTAGAAAGTGGATTTAAAGACTATGTTAATGTCAGTGTGTCTACAAACAAAAATCATATTGAGGAAATTGTCAATATAGTGAAAGAGTGTATTGGTTACATGACCAACCTGGGTTGGAAGTATCACACAACGATTGATAGAGGAGTTAGAATAATTGACTTAGATTTAGATGAGTTAATATCTTTATATAATACAGATATTTCAGAATACCTAGGAGAAATTCACATACACTTTTGGAAAATATGATGTTACCATTCAAAGAACAAAAAATATCTGATAATAATTATATCAGAACATTCTATCAAGATGTTGATTCTGGAGATTTATACTGGCATCGTGATTTTGAAGATAGAATAATTGAATCTATTGAGAAAACTGATTGGAAATTTCAACTAGATGATAAATTACCAATTAATATAGAAGGTGAAATATTTATACCTAAAGGAGTTTATCACAGATTAATAAAGGGTACTGGTGATTTGATGATTAGACTACAAAAGTTAGATTAGTCGTTTTTAACTTTATAGTTCTCATTGTATATTTTTATAACTTCAGAAAACTCAGAAATTATACCACTTTTAAAGTTCTCATTGTCATACTTTTGATTTTCAATATAACTTTTTATAAAATCCTCGTATTCTAACTGAATTGATATTTTAAGTTCTTCTTCTGTAAGTTCTTTATCTTTCTTTTCTTTTTCACCTTTTACAATATCATCTAAGTATTCAACAGATGAGAAATTGCCTACCTCTAAAAGAGTTTCTAACTTTCTTCTAATTTTTCTATTACTAATGAGTAAGTTATTAGATATAACTAGGTCTATATAGTCCTTTGAATTTTTAAGAGAGTCAATTGCATCAATATCATCTTCAGTAACAACTTGCACTTTTTTAAAGACGGGAGAATAGGTGTTAGGTTCAAAATGTACTTCTCCACTAACTAAATCAAGTACTGTAATTCCTTTTTGATCTCCCATATCGTTTCGGTCCATTTGATAGGGTGACCCTATAAATGTGAAGTTTTTATGAGTTTGTCTGATGTGGATGTGTCCCGAGAATACGTGTTTAAATCTATTAAATTCATCTACATCTATCTTATCTGCGTTTCTATGTGCAACAGAGTTTAAATGCATTCTACACCCATTTAAATCACTATGACAGAACAAATAATCTCCTGAATTAGATTGAATCTCTTTTATCATATCTAATCTTTTTTCAACCCACGGCATTAAGACTAATTTACTTCCAAAAACTTCTACACTGGTAGTCTCGGTATAGACTGTAATATTGTCAACAAAATTAAATAGTCTAACTGAATTGACATCATTAGTGCCTTTATTCCAAAGATCATGATTTCCAACAATTAAATGTACTGGTAATATTTTAGAAATCTCAGTTAATATTTTCTCAGCCTTATAAGAAGCAATAATTGGAATAGATGTACGGTTATCATATAGATCGCCACAATGAACGAGTATATCTCCCTCTTTAGCATTTTCTTTTAGATATGGAATAAAAAAATTATAGAAATAGTCTTCCATCATATTTAACCATTTATCTAAATTGTTTAGATAAACTCCGAAATGCCAATCAGTTGTTATAAATACCTTCATCTAAAATATTATATTTTAATTTTATATGAAGAATTCTTAGTTATGTTCAATAAAAAAACCGACACAAAGTATCGGTTTTTTATTAAATATTTCTGAAATTTTATTAATATCCAGCAACAAATGGAGGTGCAATTGTAAATGTACCATCGATATATTCATCAACCCAGTAGTCACAAACAAAGTTTGCGGTTACGTTTGCTAAGATACCTTGTCCTTCATAAGTAAGTGAAGGTGATGATACCGCCTTTAATTGACAGTTTTGGAAAGTTACTCTTCTAAGTACCAATCCTTTTTTATCGTGTTGGTTAACGATAAGTGTACCAACAGTATCTGCCTTATAATGCAAATAACCGTTTTGTGAATTCCAAGCCAAATCGTACCAAGCTCTAAGTGCAGCCCAAGTTTCCATAGAACCGTTATTGTTTACGTTAACGTTAAAAGAAACTGCTAGGTCTTCGATGTGTGTTTCACTTGGACCAGCATTGATGAACGCACGAGTTGAGTACTTCCATCTTTGGTTAGAAACACCAAGAGTTTTGTTGGTTGTATTCAAATCAATTGATAAAGCTTGTTGTAGAAACAAAATTGGGTCTCTACCTTGAGCTTGAAGAATCGTAGGTAACACGAATGTAACCTCGAACAAGTTTAAATATACTGGTTCTTGTGGGTTGGTACCCGGACCACCAGGAGCTCCAGCTACTTGTAACTGGGTAAAATGTGGAAGCGGCATAATTAATTTTTTTATTTTTTGTTTAATCGCTTTGGCAACTATGAATTATATATTTTATCTATAATTACCTCTATCTAATTACATGATTATATATTGATATAAAAAAGTGACTTTTTTCCGATTTTTGGATATAAATTATGTTTTTTTTGAAAAAAACAAACCCAGAGAAACATAATATAAGTATATATACCTAAAAAATAATAAAATCAAATGTCAACTAATAAAGAAATGTCAGAAGAAGATTTTTTGAAAAAACATCTTGAAGAAAGAGAAAAGAAATCCACTGACTTTAATCCAGCTAAAAACATGGCTGAACAAATTGTTGTTCAAAATGTTGATAATACTAAAGTTTCTGACCTTCAGTACTTTCATTTTGACATCAAAGATTTACCTTGTGGCAAATTCTACCCAGCAGGAACATCCTTAATGATAAGACCAGCTATGGTAAAGGAAATTCAATCATATTCAATGGTAGATGATAATAACTTCTATGATATCGTTGAAAAAATGAATGATATGCTACAATCATGTGTTAGAGTTAAATATTCAAACGGAAATATTGGTAGCTACTTAGATGTTAAAGATCAAGACAGACTTTATCTTGTTTTTACTATTAGAGAATTAACTTTTCAAAAAGGTAACACTCTTGCGGTAACAGTACCACACGGCGCAGGTGATGCTCAAATCGATCTTATAAGAGATAACTTTAAATTCCATGAAATCGATGAAAAACTTGAGAAGTTTTTTAATAAATCTAAAAACTGTTATGTTTTCAAAACGATTAATGGAAAAGAGTTCGAATTAACTCCTCCAAACATTGGTATACAAAAAGCCTTCACTGACTATATTATCAAAGAAAATAATGAGAATAGAACTCCCAATCTCGCATTTCTTAAAATTATACCTTTCATGCTTGAAGGTAGAAATTCAATAACTTACGAAGGTATAAAGGCTAAGTTAAAAGACTTCGAAGAAATGGATGATATCTCCTTCCAATTCTTAAACGCAGCAGTTGGTAAAATGACTTTTGGTATCAAAGAACTAGTTAAGAATATCAACGGAGAGGAGGTCCGTGCTGAAATGCAATTTCCCAACGGAGCGTCAGGTATTTTCGTTGTTCATGATGCCTTTGAGGCCTTTATTGAAAAATAAACTTCTTCTTCAAAAGCACTTTCATGTTAACGAATTTTCAATTGATAATTGGCCATTCTGGATGTTAGAAGAAAATATACAAATTGTCAATGAATTAAATGAAGAAGAAGAAAAGCAAAGAAAGCAAGATGAAGATTCACAACAAAAAGGAATGCCAAACTTCAATCCTAATCAGATAATGAGTGGTATGAATAATCTAGGTAGTGGATTCAAACCATAAATAAAATCCCAGAATATTCTGGGATTTTTTATTTTGTCAATATCCATTTTTTATTACCAGCATTATAAACTCTATAAAATCCCCATTCCTCCATAATTTGTTGCTCGGTCTTATCCATATCACCACCAATTTTTTTCAATCTTGATTTTCTCCAATTAAAACGATTTTCTCTTTTTTGATCAATTACATACCAATAACTCGGTGATGATGTGTGTTGATATGAAAATCCTAATTTATCATACATATTACCGTCTGAAATCATATTATCAGAATAGGTTTCAATAGACAATGGATCATACTTTTTTAAAAAGTAACTTAACAACCTAGAAGAACCACCAACAACAGTAGTAAAAATTTTATTACAAAATCTAGTTAATTCATAGACTCCTTCTCTGTGTCTACCTCCTAATGGTAGTCTTAATTTTGAAAATGTCATTAGAGATACCAAAATTCCTTGATAAAATAAACCAATTCTAATAGAAGATTTACAATCACCTTGAAAGTGATTTTCGTTTAAAAAGGCCTTTGAGGAACTATAATCTATTTCTATAATCTCACATTTTCTTGCTGGAATTTTTGTTGATTTATTAAGCTTATTAAGAATAAATGATTTGCAAATCTCTCGTTTGATAGTCCAATCATCTTCCCATATAGTTAAAAGTTTTATATTATTAGAACTTGCAACCTCTCTTTTAACCAAGTGATAGTTCTCATTTTTATATTTAGATGAGTGCCACCATAATCCATTGAATTCGAATCCAATGTTTAGTGATGGAAGAAATATATCTATCTCGTAAGGTTTTATCGAAGATCTATCATCAACTAGTATCTCACCGGCGTAATTTTCTTTGATAAAATTATAAACCTCGATCTGTGATATTGAAGAATTTTCAGAAATAGGAAAGCAGTTAGTACAAATACTAAGACCAGAATTAATTCTATAATAGAATTGGTATGTTAATATTTTAAAATTCCGATCACACTTACAACATTTAAATAGTAGATGTGTAGATATCGATTTTTCAAAACCTAAAAAAACAAACTCATTAGTGTTTATTTTACTATTTATTCTAACAACATAATCATCATAGAAATGAGAAATCGTTTTTGAGTGAATCTCTTTATTTCTCCATGGATGTTCAACTCCATATCTCTTTAATGATGTTAATTTAAAAGTATCTTTAAATGAACTTGATTTAAAAGATTCAATTCTTTTTTGCAATAACTCACTAGAATTACTTGGATTTTCAACTCCCCAATTTTTGATTAAAGTTTGCATTGATTTATCTTGAATTGATTTTAAATTCATAGGTGAATTATGACCATATTTCTCTTGATTAGTTTTTATGATTTTATCTTTTATCTCTTGTGACTGAGCAGGAGATTTTGTACCCCATTTAGATATTGATTTCTCTTCTTTGATCTTCTTTATATTTGGGTCGTCCGAAACACACTTCTTCGAGCAATATTTCAAGTACCCAATCGTTGAATTTTTAAATTTAACTCTATTATTACAATTTGAATTTTTACAAGCTGGTATTGACTTCAATTCATTTAAAACGAGATAAACTTTTTCCTTAAAACTAATATCTACTATTTTATTGATATCACAATATGAAACAATAAAATTATATTCTTCTGGAAAATTTTTATATAAAAAAGATTCTTTGTACAGTTTTCCCGATGGATCCGGGTTTCTAAAAATATCTAAATTCATAAACATATAAGTTTAACATATATATTAAATACACCTATTTTGTTTAAATAAAAAACCCAGATATTCCTATCTGGGTTTTAATTATGTTTATTCAGAATTATGAATTTATAAATCCACCTGCTGATATAGCTCCTGTTCTCAAGATAGTGATATTATTAACGATAATACCCATACCCTTAATAGGTTCTACATATGTATCAAGAACACCGATAGAGTTCTCTATGATTTCAAGAGTGTTATTTTCCTCGTCAATCTTGTTGAAGTAGTTGAATAAACCATTTTGAGCAACATACTTTTCACAAATTACGTCAGCCGCCAACTTGATTTGAGATCTAGTCTCAGGTGAGTTGACTGTCCATTGGAAGTCTAACAACATTCTTGAAAGTTCTCTTTCGAGTTCAATCAATACTTCTCTAACGTGTATTAATGAAAGAGCTGACTTAACAAGAACTTGAGCTGTATTTTCAGTCTCAATTATAAATCCTCTGTTTCTCTTAAATGTAAGAGGGTTCATCTGAGCTTGGTTCAAATATTCCAAATCAGATGGAGTGAAGATTTGTTCTAGGTCAAGTATTCCATTTATTCTACCGTTATTAACACCCGCAGCGATAGTCCAAGGAGTTACACTTGTTGTAGTGCTCTTGTGCTTTCTCATAAAGGTCAATCCAACAAATGGTGCTGGTGGTACATCTATGTTTCTACCATTATCATCGATTGTAACGTATGGTAAGAAATATCCTACTGTAGTTACACCAACTCCCTTACCAAATGAGTACAAGAAACTTGGATTTGCTTCAGGGTTTGCACCAAGAGCCACATATTCAAGTTGTACATTTCCAGAATCGTCCTTAAACGATGGGTTTGAAGAGTTTTTGAATTGCTTCAAAGATGGCATGTTTATGATACCAAAAGCATCTAAACGATCACCACAAATATCAACTAATTGTTGTTTTGAATCTGCTGATAATCCTAATCCAAATGAATCAACCAAATATCTAAAGTCGAATGCTTCTTTATTTGTCAAAGCTTTGAATAGAGTAGTTCCTTTATTAACAACAGCTAAGATTTCATTCAATCTAGTATCAGTTCCATCAGGTAGAGAAGCCTCTCTAATTCTGAATCCTTTCAATATGATACCCTTATATGTTGTAACATAGTCATCGATTTTAGTAAATCTGTTAGTCTGCTTATCACCATTGATATCTCTAACTTTAATTGCTGAATCTGTTGACAACTCAATATAAGTTGTATCATTTGGCCAAAGTTTCTTAGTTAATATTCTAGTAAGCTTCTTCGGCATTTCATCAGCTCTTAAAATTGTCTCATCAAATTCGGCTTCAAGGAAATCACCAACTTTAACTTCGCCGTATCTGCTTCTCTTAACAAGAACTTTGTTTGGAATAGGTGTCCAACCAGATGGATATTCAAGTTCCAAAGTTTGCTTATAATTACCTTTCTCAGATTTGATAAACAGTGTTCCGTTTGTTGCTAAAGCGCTTCCAACTGTAGCGTTCTCTGAACTCAAGATTGAATCAGTTGACAAATCGGATTGTTTAAATTCTACTGTCAAGTTACCACTGTCATCTGTTGAATTTACTAAGTAAATAGGTGACCCGCTAAACTCAGTGTTGTAACCATATACTTTATCAACATTTACCATCTCATCTGTTACAACTTCTTTCACTTCATATGCAAAGTAGCTATAAGATGCGGTGTTGATACCTTCTTGTAATCCATTGCTGTAAGAACCAATCAAGTAAGCTCTACCACCAAGTGCGCCAGTTGCGTCAGCAGGTAATGTAAGTCCATTTTCGATTGCTAATCCAGCGTCCCATTTCGCAGTAAACACACCTTTGTTTAATGTTCCACCTACAAGGAATTGATATCCATAAACTGGATCAGTGAACTGATCGCCAGCTAATCCTGTGTCAAAGTTAGCAAGATAAGATTTGTTTTGTGTAGTGTATGTACCACCTTCTGTAACTTTGAACATTAAGTAGTTATATCCATCTAAAGATGCTGTTATTCCAGCTCCTTCGATGAACTGAACTTCTACTCCTTCCCAAAGTTCATTTTGGAAGAATACATCACCAGTACTGATATTTCCTTGATCATATTGAGTATAGTAAGATGAATACTTACCAACAACACCAATAGAAGCAGTAGAACCATCTAACACTGGTATAGTATTTTTAGTCTCAAGACCAATGTAGTCAATCAAGAATTCATCGTCGATTTTGTAGAATACTAATTCGCCGTAAGTTACTAATTCAGCAATCTCAGCACTTGTCAAACCAGTTGACATAACAAAAGATTTATTTACAGTTGTTCCAGTTTGGAAACTTCTGAATGAAACTTCACTCAAAGGCTTTTTGGTAGTCGTAGTTCTTGGATCAAGTAAAACAAGTCCTTTGAACGTATTAGAAGTATTAATATAAGTTAAGAGTGTATTAAACATCTTGAACTTTCTATATTGCTCATAGTTTTTAACATCTGGAGTCGAATTAGTATTCAAGAATGTAATAAGAATATCACCTTCTGCTAAAACTTCAGTCAATGTAGATGTTGTACTGAGAGTATAATCAACTCCAAATTGAAGTGGAATGTATGCCAAACCACCACCACCAGTTGTAGCATCAACTGTAACGTCGGTGATACTAGCAGTCGCAGACGCTCCTCCGGAGAATCTACCTCCGTATAAGCTAACTGTACCCCAGCTAAGAACTACATCGTTAGCTGATACAGTAACCTTAGTATTTGGAACTGTAGACTTCTTAACTTGAACATTACCATTTGTATCAAGTACATATGCAATATTGTAAGATTGTGTACCTGAAGTTGTTGGTAATTGTGGATAATCTGTATACAATAACTCTAAAGATTGTGTACCAGAAGGTATTGAAACCAATGACCCACCAATTACAGCATAACCATTATCTGATATAGAGTCAACTGTATAGTTAGCCGTAACACTCGAAGATGTTGTGATAAGATCACCACTTCTAAATAAATCATTAACATATCCCTCAGAGAACCAGTAAGTTCTATTTGGCCACTTAATGTAATTTAAATTTGTATCATCATTTGGACCACTAACAACACCACCTCTAACAACTCCAGAGTCATTCAACGAGTGAGTGAATCCGCCTTGTGCCGAACGAGCACCAGCGTTAGATAACAAAGTCGAGTTAGTTCCGAAAAGACCAAATACGTTACCAGGTCTGTCGAGTACTTTATTAGTAATAGCGATTGTTTCTGTAATTTGTTCTTCATATGACAAGAATTTAATAGAAAGTTCTCCATCCGCAAGACCATCATTAGCGTCTAATGATTGATAGTAAGTTGCTTCTGAACTTGGTGGATTACTGAGTAAGTTATCACCAACTAATGAATTACCTATCAAGTCAACTAGACCTGTTGGGTAGTCGGTTTCGAAAATTTCGTTATTAAATGCACAGAATAAGCCGGTTTTGTCAGTATCTTTATTAATTACAGATTCTATAAATATGTTTCTACCATTTAAATCTCTAAAATATGGAATCAAAGATACACCTTCGTAGTAACCTAATAGTGTTACGTTTCTATCATTTGCAAAAGCACTTAATTGATTTTTCTTCAATCCATCTTCAGCGAAGTATAGAGTCCATCTTGGATCAACAGACAATTCTGAGTAGTTAGACCAGTCACCACCCACTGCAACAACATCTACTAAATAGTCAGATGCCAAATCAGTTGGATATACGTATGGTGGTAATTTTTCTTTTGAACCATACCACTCAAGCATAGATCTGTCGAATCCACTCACTTTAGACTTGATTACAAATACTGTCATATACTTATCACCCAAGTTTGTTAGGTTAAGTACTCTTCCAGCATAACCAGGATTTGATCTTGTTAAGTCAACAAAAGCCTCTGGATCTCTTTTCCAGAAACCAGTAGTATCGAAAAACTTTCTGTAAGAATCGATTCTTTCGATATCGTTGTTTTTAAAAGTTGTTGCAGATAAAGACTGATACTCAACTGTGTCGAGTGTATCGTCAGTCACCAACAAATTCATACCATAAATTGGTCCAGCTTCTAACATTTTAGTAATTGTTCTATGAAAGAATGAACCTCTTCTTTCTAATCCTCTGTCAATAGACCCGAAAGTATTTTCGAGATCACTCAAGTTATTCAGTAGAATAGCTGAGTTAACTGGTCCTTTTCTAGAGAAACCAACAACAAGATTTGAAAACACAGTGTCTACTGGAGGACTGGTTACAATGGTCTTGTCAATTTCTTCGATGAAGATACCGGGTCTTTTGTATTTACCGATTTGAATTGCCATATTTTTTTAATTATTTTTTATTTTATGTTTTATATATTAAAAGAAAAAACCAATTTTTTTCTATTTTTATATTTTACTTGAAAGTTTTTTTATTCTTTATTTTTTTGAATATTATCTTTCAATTCTACTAATTTCTTTCTATTTCTATCCAAGCTACTCTTTATCTGAGACTCTCTGTCTGGTGTTATATCCATCTTAATATCATCGTTTAATCGATTAATCTCATCATTAGTTTTTTTTATTCTATCTTCATCAGTAGAAATAGCCATCTGTAGTTTCTTTTTTCTACGCTCCTGCCTTAAAACCGACTCAAAATCTCTAAGATATTTGTTTCTTTGTCTAGTTTCTTTTTTACTATTATAAACTGAAGAAAGTAATTCTTTTTCAAGGTCAGCGTCCTTTTCAATTTTAGGATCGTTAAAAATATTCTCCATAGATTGTTTCTTAGCTTGAAACTCTTTTAATTTCCTTTGAACCTCTGCTAATGAATCTTTTTGGGCCTTTTCTGTACTAACATCTAATGACTTGTCATCTTCTACAGAATTAATATCATCTGTTCCAACTAACTCATCAGCTTCTAAGAAAAGTTTAAACTGTTTTAAGTATTTCATACACTTATATATTAACCTAAAATTGAAATTTATTCAAAATCCTTCTCTATATCTGACTTATTTTTCCAGTTTTTTGAGTAATCTTTATCTAATAAATTCCAGATATCCTTACAAATACCTTCAGAAACATTATAATGTCTGTTATTTATAACAAGAGTATAATATTCCGGTTTTGTTAATCCTATGAAAAGTTTTGTGGTATCTCTTCTTTTTGATGAAGATTTTTGAATAGCAATATTATATTTATTACCATTTGATTCAAAGGTAATAGTTCTTTTATAGTCGGCATATTTACCAATAGCTCCGACTTTTTTATCACCTGTTTCAATTGCGGACTTGAGTGAATTGTACACTTTTTTGGCAAGTAAATCATCTTCTTTTGAAAAAAATGGCATAACAAATGGTTGTCTTTTTTTTACTTCTTTTGTTTTGTCTTCTGACTTTTTATCCTTTTTTCCGAAAAGACCAAAAAAACTCTCAAATGTCATTAAATTCTTCATTTTTCTATTACCATGTTTTTAGCAACACTAGACTTTGTGTAGTTATTATTAATTTCTGTACCTATTTTACCAGGTGTATAATTATCTTCGAACTTCAAATACGGAGTATTATCCTTTTTATTAACCAAAATTTCTATAGAATTTATTACCATATCAACTCTACTGTCATTGATACCATCATTTAATGAAGCTCTAGAGGGCTCATCTATATCTGCATATCTTACTTTCGTAGTATTACCTACCTTTAAAGTAGCTCCTGTTTTTAAAAGACTAGATAATTTAACATCTTTTGGTAGTTCTGTTTTTTTGATATCACCACCAACCTTTGTTAGATTATATGGTAGATTACCACTCGAAAACAAGAAAATTGGATATCCCATAGCAAGTCCTTTATAGTTCCAAAAGAGTGTTTTTTCTTTATCTCCTATTTTAACCTTTACCTTGAAACATAAGTTTTTATATTTCTGATTCATTGGTTCATCAGTTTCAGAGTCTTTTGTTGTATCGATAAATAATTTAGCCAAATCTCCCGCATACTTACTAAAAGCAGTAACAGAATCAATTTTTGCAAACTTTACATCGTCTACAACAATTTCCTCTGTAGTTTTAGCATTCAACTCTATATCTTTTGAAAAACCTGGTTCAGTAAGTGGAGGTGTGTTCTCACTCTTTAAATCAAAATACTCTTCTATAAATTTATTCATTGAACCACCTGTATACATTTTTGTATCACTTAAAAGTCTATTAATAAATGAGAGAAGTATTTTACCTGGCTTTCTTACTGGATCACCAGATTGACCAGTTTCTTCATTTCTAAATATAAAAGTAGTATTTTCACTAAAAACTGGTCTATACTTAGTATCACTTAAAATGTCTTGAACAGCTTCAAACCATTGTTCATATAATTCAATGTTTCTATATGGACCTGAACCTGGTGAATCCGGTGTACCACCGCCTCCTCCTAAGTTTTCATACTCTCTAAAAACCGAGTTTGAAACTTTTCCACCTGTTCTTCCAGATGGGATAACACCAGGTGTATGTATTCTCCAAGCTCTATTAAACAATCTTACAATTTCTATAATTGGATCAGATGTTGATATTACCAATTCACCTTCTTGAACTTCCTTTACTCGATTTTCTAACTCTGCTCTATCTTTAACAGTAAACATCTCCTTAATATCATTTGTGAATATCTCATCAAATTTCTCTTTAATTTGTGGAGAAAACTCATTTTTTTCATTTAGTTTAGAAAATCTAGAAAATCCTAAAACAGACTCATTTGTCAGTTTTGGTAATGTCTTAGTCAAAACATCAAAAGAGTTTATAAATGACTTCATCGGCTTTATTACCGAACCATAACTACCAACAAGTGACATATCTTCTTTAAATGCAAGTATTACTCTGGCAAAAAGTGAGATTGACTTAGATAAGTCATTTATATTTACTCCCTCTTTTATAAGACTCTCAAATGAGATTGGTGTACCAACTGTTGATTTGTTTAAAATTACTTGTTTGCCTAGCGAATTTATATCTTTCTTCGCTGACTTTAAAGTATCTTTACCATCTTTAACTGTTACTGCAAGTAAATCTTCTATCGATTTCACATAAGTCTCTATTTTAGAATCATTATGTGCCTTTACAACCTTTTTCCAAGCATTTTGAGCCAACACCTCTTGTTTACCAAGATTAGCCTCTGCCTCATTCATCAACTCATGTTCAATAGTTTCAAACTCAAATGATGCATATACCTTTACAGGAATCTCTATGGAATAGGTCTTCTTAGAAAATGAAGAAATATCATCTTGAAGTTGTTTAAGAGTCTTTTGAACTCCAGTGTCTTTATAAGTAAATCCACCTCCTGGTTTTGTAATTTTTTTCTGCACAGTTGTAGAAATATTAAGACCTTTTGCCTGTTGTCTTGCTAAAATTAGTGAGTAAGAATTCAACTTATCTGTATAGAATTTTATATTTACCGCGTCTTTTTTAGATGTAAAAATCTTAACACCGGATTGACACATTTTAATGAGTTCTTTAAGTTGTGATGGATTCTTTGAAGTTTGATAAGTTTTTTCTAGATTTTTAAATTTTTCAACGTTAAAGAATGTAGAAACATCAGTACCAGGTTTTTCAACTTTTTGTGGCTCTTTGCCATCTAAGCTGTAAAGTTTTAAGATTTCAACAACTTCGCTTTTGAAATTATCACCATAATCATCTAGTTTCTTCTTATATACAACACAAGCCTGATCTTTATTGAGTTTAGTGCCTTTTTTATCATC